AGTCCAGCCTCAGCACCTTGAGCACGAGTTACCTCAGCAGCGAGGTCAGCAGATACCGTCCCAACCATTCCAGAGATAGTTGCCGAGAAGTTTGGATCCTCTCCAATAGCGTCAGCAAGCTCTTTCAGAGTGTCGAGCACAGCAGGAGCAGAATTGACAAGACCCGCAACCTGTTGGTCTACATAAGTCTTTGTAGTTGGGTCCTGCTCAAGAACTGATACTCGGATGTCTAATGCACCTTCAGCAGCGAGAGCGCGAGTCTCTTCAGCAGCGATATCAGCCTCTACACCGTCAATTCGAACTCCAAGAGCGCCTTCGGCAGCAAGAGCACGAGTCTCTTCAGCAGCGATATCTGAAGCGAGTCCAGCTTCTACGCCTTGAGCACGAGTCACCTCAGCAGCGAGATCGGAAGCGAGATCAGCCTCAGCACCTTGAGCACGAGTTACCTCAGCGGCGATGTCTGAAGCGAGATCAGCCTCAGCACCTTGAGCACGAGTTACCTCAGCAGCGAGATCGGCTGAGATTGAAGCCTCAGCACCTTGAGCACGAGTTACCTCAGCGGCAAGGTCGGATGCGAGATCGGCCTCAGCGGCCATGGCGCGGGTCTCCTCTGCGGAGATGTCTGAAGCAAGTCCAGCCTCGGCGGCAAGAGCGCGAGTCTCTTCAGCAGCGATGTCTGAAGCAAGTCCGGCCTCTACGCCAGTAGCGCGAACTACTTCAGCACTGATATCGGAAGCAAGTCCGGCCTCGGCAGCAAGAGCACGGGTCTCTTCATCAGCGATGTCTGAAGCAAGTCCGGCTTCTACGCCAGTAGCGCGAGTTACCTCGGAAGCCAGATCGGCGGAAACTGCACCAACCATGCCAGAGATTGTTGTCGAGAAGTTAGGATCCTCGCCGATTGCATCAGCAAGCTCTTTCAGGGTGTTTAATACCTCTGGAGCAGAGTCAACCAGACCTGCAACCTGTTGGTCTACATAGGTCTTTGTAGTTGGGTCTTGTTCGAGGACAGAGATACGACCAGAGAGGTCGCTTTCAGCACCTTGAGCACGAGTTACCTCAGCGGCAAGATTGGAAGCGATAACTCCCTCAGCCGCAAGGGCACGGGTCTCTTCAGCAGCGATGTCTGAAGCGAGATCAGCCTCAGCAGCGAGAGCACGGGTCTCTTCAGCAGCGATGTCGGAAGCGAGTCCGGCTTCTACGCCAGTAGCGCGAACAACTTCGGCGCTGATGTCTGAAGCCAATCCAGCCTCAGCAGCCATTGCACGAGTTTCCTCTGCGGAGATGTCGGAAGCGAGTCCGGCCTCAGCAGCCATGGCACGAGTTTCCTCGGCAGCGATATCCGAAGCGAGTACAGCCTCAGCAGCCATTGCGCGAGATTCTTCAGCAGCGATGTCGGAACCAAGAGCAGCCTCAGCGGCCATTGCGCGAGATTCTTCAGCGCTGATATCCGAAGCGAGATCTGCCTCAGCGGCCATCGCACGGGTTTGCTCAGTTGTGATGTCTCCCGAGAGTGACGACTCGGCGGCCATTGCACGAGAAACCTCATCTGAGAGGTCCGCAGCAACTTCGCCAACCATGCCGGACACAGTTACTGAGAAGTTTGGGTCTTCTCCGATTGCATCGCTAAGCTCTTTAAGTGTATCAAGAACCGCAGGGGCGGAATTTACAAGATCAGCTACTTTTTGGTCTACGTAAGTTTTGGTGGTTGCATCAGCTTCAAGAGTGCCAACACGACCTGATAGTGTGGATTCAGCAGCTTGCGCACGAGCGACCTCAGCAGCGAGATCAGCTTCAACGTCATCAACTCGAACACCAAGCGCCGAGTCAGCTGCAATACGAGCTGATTCCTCTGCGGTGATGTCAGATTGAATCTGGGAGATATCAGATGCTTGGGCCTGGTCGCTCTGAATCAGGGTATCGATATCAGAGACGATCGAGGTATCCAGATTCTGACGGGTAATACTTCCGTCAATAATCTGCTCACCTGAAATCTTTGTCTTAATGTTATTGGACATAGAGTTTAACCTTTAATTGTCATTAACCGAAAAAATGTGAAAAATCGTTCTTGTTTACTTGGAGTAAACTAACCGGACATTGCACTTGTATGTTGTCCAGTCCGTAGTGGGGGTAAAAACGCTGACGTTTACCGAATCCAAAATGCAGAAGTTCCCTCCGTAAGCCATGCTATTTATTGCAACTGCATCGCTCCCGACGGTGTTGTAGATAGTACCACTGATGGTATGTAGCTTTTTTGCATCGTAATTTTGTATTCCGTGAGGGACGCTCTTACCGCCCTTGCAGGCGAGAAATCCCATCTCTATCTCTTTGCAATAGAGCACGGACCCATCCGATGCTCGCTCAAGTGGATAGACCTTCTCTTCACTACTCCATTGAAAAGCGGCCAACGATCGGGGAGGGAGAGATGACCCTCCACCCGAGTCCACAGGTGGTACAATCACATTGCCAGTTGCATATGTTACAAAAACGCTCCAGTAAGATTTGGGAGCGTTGTTAAATTCAATGGTGTTCCCGGATATAATATAGTCGCCGGTCTCACCGTATTCTTGCAGTAATCCGTTTACAAAAACCTGTTCGGTGCCGAGAGTAGGGGCATTTGCAAGAGTAAAGACAGTATTTATGCCGTTGAAAGTGCCGGTTGGCTTCTCCCTATATATTATTTGCCCATTTTCTAGGCTCGATATGTAATTCTCTACATTATTGATAGCGCCAGTGAGAACTTCCACATCGTCTTTAAGGGTAGAGATATCAGCGTTAATTGCTGAGACGTTAGGAATGGTTGGTTTGTTGATAAGATCAGTGTAGTCACCCGAGAACGCAACCTCAGAAACGTCACTTACATTCACCTTCAAGTTAAGCTGTTGAATAGTTGCTATCGAGACAGGTTTTTGAAGGTCGCTGGTATTATCTACACGCGAAAGCCCAATGTCGGCTTTGTCCAGGACTACGATGCCTCGCTTGGAATTGACGCTTGTGACCCCAGACGAATTTATCGATTTGAAGTATCGTCCATTTGACCCGTAGTACACTGAGTCATTCAACGCAAAGGTGATAGGTCCATTTCCAAAATCAACCGTACCTGGGGTACTTACGATGTACATATCCCCAGGTTGCCCAGTTCCATTCGCCAGGCGCGGGGTGTTAGTGTTGGCGTCCCATGAGCCTTTAAGTTCCAGGACCGTATTCGGTAAGAGAGATAAAGGAATTTTCCCTGCCCCGTCTAATCCAGCATAACCAAGGGCTTGATTTTTGCGCGATACCTGCTCAGACGTATCGGCTTTAGCACCCTGTTCAGTAGTGGCAGCACCGACGTCACTGGCAGTCAATACGACGTCAGGTCCGATGATTCCGTTTACGCTGGAAATTCCTCCGCCAAGGGAGCCTCCGCCAGCAAGGGAGGCGAGGGTAGAAACAGACACGCGCTTGTTGCGGCCATTTTGAACAAGCGGTAACAGTTCATCACCTGTTAGCGGGTCCGCTAACGGTAACTGACTGATTTTTCTGTCGTTATTGTTTGTAGCCATGTACTTTTAACTTTCTGATTCGGACTCGTCTTCAAGGTCAAAGAAATTCTCAGTCCGATCTGAATTTTGATTCTCTAAAACGAACAGACTGTCATCCTCTGTAATTAAGTTAGAGTCCTCTTCATCAAGCTTCTTGCGGCGGAGTTTCAAAAGTCCTCGGCAGCAAACTAACACCTCTCCGGTCTTTGGGTGACACCATCCCCTAGAAGTTGCTACGGCGTCTTTTCTCCAAGTTGGTGGTTGAGTGTATTTCCAAGTGCCCATGGCGGTATTCCTCCTGTGATCTGTCTATTTATCAGTCATCCACATGCAACTGCGGAGATATCAATCAGGTTGACGGTCTAAATTGATGACGCATGGAAAATTTCCTTCCACCGTGGTGCCATCATGAAGATTGAAGACTATTTGATTTTTTGTTGAAACTTTAAACCCAGTAAACTCAAGAGTGATCCATCCATCCTGCCCCGGAGTGTAGTCGGAGTGACAAAGAGCCATGCCTTCACCAACGTACGCAAGGCCGGTGTGTGTGCTTTTAGAGGCCTTCACCTGCAGGCTCATCATAAGAATCGCCATGCAAATTGAAAGAAGGGCCAGTCCATCTAGGAAAATCGATCTGAGGATATCTTGTTGTCGTCGCATAGAACCTTAAAGACAGATTCGGTTTCATCGTGAGGTTCATTTATCTTACGAAACCTCAGAGAAGTCCGAGCATTACCCTTATGAAAAAGTTGGCTAACCCTTACTCACTGTCATCACCAGGCAAAGGCCTGAACCGCTGAATGATGTTCGCCGATAAGGTATCTACTCGCCTCCTAATCTCTTCGGTCAGATAGTTTTCTGATTTTGTTCTAAGGGCGCTTTTACAACCCAGAGACATGGTATCCCTAAGCTTTGCTAGCTTCATGATCTCGTCAGCCTCTTCGATAAGAGCGTCAACAATCTCACCCTCACTCTGGCTTGATGTTACTAAGATCTTTGAATCAGTTTTCGTCCCCATCTTCCACCATCCCAAAAGCCATCTCTATTAACGTGCTGTAGCAGTGGATCAGTGAGTCATCTGGTGTACCGATGGCTATGATATTGTGCTTTTGAATGAGGAGGGCCTCGTCTTGAAGATAGGGCATGTAACGGTAGCAATTGATGGCAAATGAGGTTTGTGGATCATCTTTATTGATTACACCGCAATCAACCACGTACGGGTGCTGTAAAACTATGTAGTTGTCGAGTTCAGGGTTCTCATCCAGGTCGTCACCCATCGTCCCCTGAAAGCCAACTACGACCTCTCCTGTAGTGAGCTTTATCACTCGAACGTCATCAAGAAGTAATTCAACCATGTATATCTCCGCTCTTAATGTGTAATTTCGTAAATGTGTCCGCGATACATGAATGTAGAGCGGTTGCCTGTCTTGTTAGACAGGACGATTCGGGGGTGTTTGTCGGTGATGCCCTTAAACTTTGTAAAGGTGGTGATGTGCCACTGCCACGCCGTGTTGTTGCCGCGTAAGTAGCCAGGATCGAGCTTTGCTGCACACCCGACTCTTACCGCATCGCCTAGCTCTTGATATGCATGGAAGTGTCCAGCCACGTAGTTACGGTAGGAGAGGTGAGCGTCCATTAAGGAGTTCTCTTGGTCCCCATGTCGGATGGCAAGGTCACCAAACCAGATTGCCCCTACGTTTCCTTTTCTGACTACTAAGTCAAATTCCTTAAAGAACCCCTTGGCTAAGGTCTCCCAATCCAGAAGTCCTTTAAGAGCTGGGTTCTTCTGAACGAAAAGTGTAAGCCACTCTGCATGGTTTGAATCAAGGACCTTTACTGTCTTAACGGACGGAGCAGCTTTCTTAAAACCATCAAGGACATTCCACATCGCTTGAAGATCATCGGTAAGACGAAGATTCTCCCTCGCCCCAGGTAAGGCTTCCGTATGACGGGACACGGAAGCAAAGTCAGCGGTATCTCCTCCGTCTAAGACGACCTCTGGACTATGGAGCTTAATGAGCTCCTTAAAGCAAAGAAGAACGTTCTCTGCATGGTGCGGAGCGTGGATATCGGTAATGTAGCAGGCCTTGTCGCCAGATTGAGCTTCAATTGGCTTTTTCAAGTCACCCTTAAACACCAGGCCGTCAAAGGCTATGTGAGGTACCTGTCTATGTAAGGACTCATCTCGGTGAGATTTTACCCTTACGCGCTGACAGTGGAACTCTTCGCTCTTTGCATCAATCCCAACAAAGATAAATGACGGCTTAAGGATTTGCTTCCAGATATCGCTCACCCGCTTGCAACGCTCAGGCGGAATGAGACTTCCGGTAGTAGCAAATTGATATGCGCAGTTGACGCCTTCCTTCTTGTACATGCGAGTAGAAGGAATAGGGTGGGCCATCAGTACGGAACAATTATATTCCCGCATGGCAAGCATACACTTTGATGTAATAGGGTCCCCTGTAATCTTATCCCCATTAGCTGGTATGGAAGTAAGGATCAGGTGCCTAGACAGGGAATACTCAGATCCTATCACCGGAATGGAGGAATCGGGGATCATCTGCTCGTCGTTAGCTACAAAGTCAATTTCACCAAATGCCTCTTGAAGAGCCAGGACTCTCTTTTTCTGTAATCCAAGTAACTTCTCAGCTTCTTTCTTATAACGCTGGTAAAGCTCCTCTATCTGGATATTCCGCTCGGTGATCTTCTCCCAGGTCTTAACCCTTTGGATTCGATTTTCGTACATCTTGCGTTCTTCAACAGTACAGAGGGGACCAACGTGGAGGACCTTTGCATTGAAGTGCTTTGCAAATGAGCTTATGACTTTGAGGATTGGAGTGCTCAACCCCAGGTGGGCAGTGCCGATAACAACGTAGGGTCGTGTTAGTCGTTTCTTCATTCAGTACCTCTAACGAGTGCGCTGCTCCTATTTACACTTCACACAAAGAAGCGAGCGTATTGTGAGGTTACTTGATTCAGACATAGCTCAAACATTACCCAGGACGACAGACCAAGGTCCGTATGAACTATTAAGGAGGAAGTGGGAACTACCCACTCTCAACACAGAAGGGTATTAGTGGGTTATCTCTATTTCATTCAACCGAATATTGAGTGTTGGCTCTTCTAGGTTGTCTACGCCAACCTTCTTCTACGAGTTTTACACACATCAATATGAGGGATCCCTATTAGACCGATCCTTATTGTGGAGTGAACAGTGTGATGAGACCTGGACACCTTTCGATCCTTTAACTGTCTTTAGGTCTATTTGAATAGAGAGTAGGGAGGTCTGTATAGGGTTCCATGTGACATGTGAATCACACAATCACTAATCAGACACTGCATGTGTATAGTGATCATATGCACATCATCTTATCTCCTGCTTTTATAGTACCAAAGATTCAAACATTTCATGTCAACAAAACCAGGGTAAAGGGATGCCAGACCGACCAATCATCAATCCAAATCTGAAATAACCAAGTTTAAGAGGAAGAAAGGGTAGGATGGAAAGGTCTACAGTCACCAATCCAACCTAAAATGTGAAATAATCCCGGATTTGGGGTAGCCGAAGATACACTTCACCCGTGAAGACCTAATGCGCTGGGTGGAGATTGTTGGGCCTAAGTCGCTTTGGGTAGAGGGTTCTCGACAAGCCACTTATGGAAGTTCACAGCCTGCTGCCAGCGGTCTCCAACGTCATGGTCCCGAATGGTCTTCACCCATTTCAAAAAGCCGTCAGGGTTGGTCCTGAAGCATTTAAGGCCATAGTACACTATTGTCTTGTGCCACTCTTTCTTTCTTATTCGTCTAGGGAGTGCAGTGGCAAGTACAGCTGATATCTTCTCTTTAATGAATCTTCGTAGGGCACCGCGAGCTTTGTAGATCTTTGCTCTCTTCCCCGGCTCATACCAATCGTTCTCCACTGTGAGGTATCCGAGCTGGATGGCTTTGCGAATGTATGTAGAGGCCGTGGTTTGCTCTATATTGAGTGTTCGAGCCACCACCTTCTGCGATATACCAAACCCCTTCTTTGCGAGGCCTGACATCGTGCACAGCATCTTTAAAAAGGTTTTGAAGCTCCTTGTGTGACCATTGGTGTCAAGCTCAGCCGGAAGCTGGTGGGCGATAAGGTACTTGAAGGTTGAAGATGCAACACGTTCTTCTTCGGCAGTCTTAAAGATTATGTGTTCGGCTGATTTGGATATCTTAATTGGCTCAAGCCTTGGGAGCACATCCCGAATTTCAAAGCGCTTTTCCCATGGGAAGAACGTAGAAGAAAAGGCGTTTCGCGTGAACTCAATGCAGCCAGATTCGGCATATTCAGGGAAGAATTGAAAACAGAGTTCCTTGAGGTCGTTTACGCATGGCCATTTCCGAGCCTCCTCGTATTCAACGACCATTAAAATCTTGGGCCGCCCGGACTTAACAGAGTTGAACACGTAACCCTTGTTACCGATGCGCTTCTGGATCTCCTTGGCCAATTCAACGAACCCGAGCTTCACTCTAAACTCGTACGGGTTCTCCTCAAAGGCAATTGCCCCCCAAAAGTTAGCCATTCGATAATCCCGCCTGGTTAGGGCGTCAATATCAATGCAGATTACGAATTGCTTCCTCGGACGTCCCTTCCAAAGGTGGAACTTCGTGTGACATTTAGTGTTTGGTCGGTGGCGGTTAATGAAGGTCCGAAATGAGTGGTACTGCTTACTTGCTCTGTAGTATAGCTGCTTTCGGTTTTTGCCAGGATAACTCACGCCAAGTGCAGTACCATCAGGTTGAATGAAGGCGTACTCGGTGTAATCAAGGTTAGGGTCATAGCTACGCAGAGCGGAAGGATCGAACTCGGTAAAGTCCGGTAGATCGTTTAAGTACTCCCGCTCTGCTTGTGCTATTTCCATGTTTCCTGACATTGCGTGGGTGATATTTAGAGTATCTCCCGCGACGGATTGCAAAATGATACGACTCGTTCCGATGTTGTATCCGAACTCGTATTGAATTTTGGTGGAGCCTCTCGTTTATTTCGACGAATCATCCCCTTAAGAAGACTCATCTTGCGATGAATGACCTGGTCATTTGCAAGGTCCTCAAGAGAAATGCACATGACGGGTATTCCCATTTTTTCACAATGCTCAAGCTCTCCTGCAACTCCTTGACTCTTTTCCCATCCGGGAATCTCAAAGAGAACTAACGCCGAACAGCGGTCAAGGATCGGTAAGTCAATTTTCTCCCAGAAGCTCCACGAGTGGTCTACAGTGTAGCTCGGATCGAGGTCCCAAAGGCCGTCATAAGCAATTGGAACAAATGCTGAGTATCCCAACCGGGTTAATGTTTTGGCCGCTTTCACTGCCAACTCATAGCGCTCTTTTCTTACTGATGGTTCTGGATGCGAATACGGACTAGCAACATAGTAAACGAACCAATCTTCTTTGTTTTTTAGGTTCTCACTCATGATACACCACTCTTCCATTTGAGGAACTCAATCGCGTTGCGGATGTTCCATTGGCGATCATTGATGCTCTTCACAAGAAGATTGAGTAAGTCAACCTTTGTCTGAACAACCGCAATTTTCTCCAACATGGTAATTACATCCGAATCGGTATCGATGTAGGCATCGACTTCCGATTTAACGAGCCTTCTGGCAAAGACCGGAATCCCTTTCTCTACCAGTTCCTCAACTGGGATTTCTCCCAGGAAGTAATCACGCTTCCAACGCCTCAACTGACTGAGGTCCAAGTTTAGTTTTGCAAGGATGGCTTTTTCTCGACAAAATAGATTGAAATACTTTCCCTGAATGAGTGGGATTTTGAGCGACTCGCTGTCCAGATTATCTGGCTCAATTTTCGCGTCGCGTTCCCACATGTCGATCAGTTCGTCGTACTTCATCTTTTCATTTTCCAGATAAAACTATCCGTATGCTTAGTGAAGCAGAGTGGGATACAGCCTGAGCATTACCTTTTTGAATTATGAAACAGGTCTTGGAAAGTAATAGTCGTACGAGAAAGCCACATCGTAGGTCATGTACCCGGTCTGGGACTCGTCAGTACGGAATTGAAGCCCACTCATGTTGACTGGGTGTATGTTCACAAATACCACCTCTATGTATTTGATGTGATTGGAGTCGCTTATCGTTAATGATGCTGTGGACTTCAGGTTCTTATAGCCTCTACTACCTGGAGTCAGTTCTTTATTCTTAAAGAGCTTCTTGGAGCCATCGAGCGATCGAGTCTTGTCAGCAAGAAGCTCAATAAACTGCGCGTAGCTCTCAGATCGGGTCAGCCCTGTTATCCATTTGTACATCTCAAACCAAGCTTCCATTCCCTCGTCCACCTTAAGCGTCACTATAAGGTCCTGAAAGAACACGGTATCCCCTGGATGTTTGATAGGAGAGAATTGGGTGCTTGTTTGAGGGGCCTCAGTGAAGATCCCAGGTAGCGCAACCGACTGAACCAAAAGAGGTAGGGTGGGAAGCTTCATTATTTGAAAATCAAAGTGCAGTTCACTTTGCAAGTTGAGCTGTTTCATATCCCCATATTTAGCATCCAGGTAATGCACCGGCGCATTACCAAACGGTTATCGTCAATCATGGCCGATTTGACCGTGCAGAAAATTGACGAAGTTAGGGTCCGGGTAATGTCAACCTCCGGAACAATTCGCCACGAGCTAAAGGAGGCGTTCTCCTATTTTGTCCCTAACTTTCGTCACATGCCGAAGTATAAAATGGGATTCTGGGACGGGAGGATCTCTCTGTTTGACCTAAGGACATCCAGCACCTATATGGGGCTACTTACCAAGGTTCTTCAATTTGCAGACAACAGGGGACTCTCCGTCGAAATTGACCAAAGTGAATTTAGCCATCATGACTCACTGAACCTGGACAGCTTTACTGAGACATTCAGGGCAAAGCACGAGCTCCGTGAATATCAGAAGGAAGTACTAAGGATCGCCTCGTCTAATAGTAAGGGACTCTTCCTATCAGCTACCGGGTCAGGAAAGTCATTGTCCATTTACGCGCTCATTAGGCTTATCAATCGGCCTACGTTACTTATTGTGCCGTCTATCCAGCTTGTCGGGCAGATGTATGGGGACTTTAAGGATTACGCATCTGTTGAACCCGACTTTGACGTTGATGAAATGGTTCAGCAGATCCACGGAGGGCAGACAAAAGAGGTTTCAAAGCAGATAGTTATCTCCACCTGGCAATCAATCTACAAACTTCCCGTAGAGTACTTTGAAAGGTTTGAGTTGGTAATCGCCGACGAGGCGCACGAGGATAAAAGCGACAAGCTCAGGCAACTCATTGAGAAGTGTAAAAACTCAAAGTACCGCTACGGCTTTACCGGGACCCTCGATGGCACTTTGACCAATGAAATGATTCTTCGTGGACTTTTTGGGGACGTTCACCAGGTAAGTCGAACTTCAGAACTAATGGATAAAGGTTTGCTGGCTGACATGAGGCTAAAGCAGGTGATTCTGCAGTACCCACCCGAGACAAGGAAAGATAACGCCAGAAAAGTCTATCAGGAAGAGGTGGAGTTTCTCCTTTCGTCCGAGCCTCGAATGAACTTCCTAACCAAACTGACGCTTAAATGTCCTGGAAATAGCCTGGTACTGTTCCAGCGAGTAGAGGAACACGGAAAGAAGATATTTGAACAGTTGAAACATGAAAATGAGCGACTGGGACTCGGCCGGAAAATATTTTTAGTACACGGCGGCATCAGTAAAGATAAGCGCCTCGAAATAGTGAATGTGGCAGAGCAGGAGGATGGTGTCATCATAGTAGCGTCTTTAGGTACCTTCTCCCGAGGCATCAACATTCGCAACTTGGAGAACCTAATTTTTGCTTTTGGATTAAAAGCTAAAATTACGACTTTGCAGGGTATTGGACGGGGGCTGCGAATAGGCAGGTCGAATAAGGTCACCGTATTTGATATCTGCGACGATCTCTCGTGGAAGTCCTGGAATAACTATTCGTTACGGCACGCAATGGAGCGAATGAAAATTTACCAGGAAGAACGGTTTAACTACAGCATTGTTAAGGTCAAGCTGTAGCAGGGGTGCAAGTAAAAGGTTTAGGTATGGGAACTAAAACGGTAACCAAACAGAAGGTTAAAGCTAAACGGAAGTCGGGAGTAGATCGTCACTACATTGACGACAAGCAGTTTCATCAAGCGCTTTCTGAGCACAGGGCTGCCGTTGATGAGGCTAAAGCAAACGATCTGCCCAAGCCAATGGTGTCCGATTACATAGCGCAGAGCCTAATGATGCTAGCGCGAAAGATTGCCCGTAAGCCTGGATTTTCTCGATACCCGTTTATCGAGGATATGATAGGAGACGCTATCCTCTGTTGTTTCAAGAACATACACAACTTCAACCCAAAGCATCCGACAGCGTTTCCGTACTTCACGCAAATTGTTCACTACTCGTTCATTCAGAGGATTCTCCGAGAGCATACCGCTCTTTATCGAAAGTTCAAGGCCATCATGGAGCGCCAGAAAGAGATGTGCGGAGACACTGAGGCGGAGAGCGTTCAGGTCTACGGATCTCGATATAGTGATCTTCAGATGAGGGAGTTCTGTGAGAAATTTGAGAAGCGACTTGAAGAGAAGAGGCTTAAAAGCAAGCAACGAAAGAAGGCAAATGCTTCTAAGATAGAGTTCGACTCGGAAGGGCTTCCTCCGGGCCTAGGTGAAGCCGATCTGGAGTAGGTCGTGAAGGTTGCAATCCTGGCGGACACACATGCTGGAGTTCGCAACAACTCTCCGGTGTTCATGAATCATCAGATCCGCTTCTTTGAGGAAGTGTTCTTTCCTTACGTCAAAGAACACAATATTAAGCACATGATTCATCTAGGTGATATCTTTGATCGTCGCAAAGATACCAACAACTTTGTCATCTACGAGTGGGATCGTCGAGTCTTTGCAAAATGGGATGAAGTCTTTGAACAGACGCATATCATTATTGGTAATCACGATACCTATTTCAAGAACACAAACTCGGTCAACACGCCTGAGAAGTTCCTCGGCCGTTACGACAGCTTTAGGTTCTATGCTCAGCCACAAGAGCTAAATCTATATGGCGTTCAAACGCTCATGCTTCCCTGGATATGTGAGGAGAATAAAATTCAGGCAAATGAAGCTCTTGAGGAGTCGCAGGCGGATTTGGTTCTGGGCCACCTAGAAATCATCGGTTGTCCGATGTTTAGAGGTATAGAGAATCCAGATAAGGGTATTGACCCCGGCATCCTTTCTAAATTCAAAAGGGTTCTATCCGGGCATTTCCACCTGAAAAGTCATCAGAAGAACATCGATTATCTTGGATCTCCGGTCGCAACAATGTGGGCCGAGGCATTTGATAGTCGGGGGTTTCATGTGATCGACATGACCAATCTAAGGCTCAATTTCATCGAGAACCCTAGCAATCCCTTTGTTCATATCGATTATGCAGACTCCGACATAAGTTCCATCCCTGAGTGTAAAGACAAGATTGTCAGAGTTCTGATTAAGCAAAAGAGCAGCGAAAGTGGCTTCCTACAGTTCCTTGAGGCAATCGAATCTAAGAATCCTTCTGAGGTAAATGTTAGTGAGCAGGCATCAATTAGTAGACTGGAGACCAAAGCTGACGAAGGTATGGATCTGTTTTCTCTAATGGATCTGTATGTTGATTCGCTTGACTTCGAGAGTCCCAAAGCAGAGTTAAAGGGGATTCTTCGCGAACTGTATCATGAGGCGTTGAACTTGCACGATATCAGCGAATGATCAAATTCGAGAGCATCACATATAGGAACATTCTTTCGGTCGGTCAGGCTCCATTAGTTATGGATTTGTCCACTCATCGTCTCACTGCCTTAAGTGGTCCGTCAGGCTCTGGGAAGAGCCTATTCCTGGACGCGTTGTCCTTTGCGTTGTTTGGTCGCGCCTTTCGCGATATCAATAAGACGGAACTTATCAATTCAATCAATGGGAAAGACCTCTTAGTTGAGCTGACCTTTTCGATAGGGAGCGACCGATATCAAATTCGACGAGGTCTTAAGCCTAACGTCTTTGAAATCCTTCTGAATGGGACGGCCCTGAATCAAGACTCACATACAAAGGACCAGCAAAAGTGCCTCGAAGACCAGATTCTCAAAATGAACTGGAAGATATTCACCCATGTTGTGATGCTTGGTGCCGCAAATTACACCCCGTTCATGAGGCTAAAGCCAGGCGAGCGGAAGAAAATGGTGGAAAACATCCTCGGGATTGATGTGTTCTCGACGATGAACGCAGTCGTCAAAACCAAGATTTCCGATGAGACGCTGAAATATAAGGGAATGACAGACAGGCGCAACACCCTTGCGCAACAGGTTCAGTACCTGGAACAACAGCAGAAATCATTTGAAGAAAAGACAAAGGAAGAGGTCGCCACTCTTACTAAAAAGCTCGTAGGTTTGCGCGACAGGAAAAAGGACCTGGACCAAGAGATTCTTTGCAAAGAGCAAGAACTGGAGATGTTGGTCGAATCATTCGATGCAAACGTAGAGGTCCCAGACTTCACCGAGATATTTAATCTTACATTTACTGAAGAGTTTTCCGAAGAGTTCAATGAGACATTTGAAGAGCAGGATCCGGCTGCTTTTGATGTTTCAGAGCTTGTCAGCGAGAGGGCGACCAAGCTTGCCGAAATTAAGTCATCCAAAGAGAAGCTCGAACACAACTCCAAGCACCTGAACTTCTATGCTGAGCACCACGAGTGCCCGACCTGTTCTCAACCGATAGACGATGAGTTCAAGAGGAAATCCACCGATGAACTGGAGCAGGAAAAGGTGCAACTAGAGTCGCTTGTTGCTGCCGCTACCAAGGTTATAGATAGTATTAAGGTCAAGGCTGAAGAGGTCCAGAGGCGAAAGAAAGAATACACGGAAGCTCGCGAGCTGTTTATGGCTCGAAAGGCGGATTTCAATAGCCGCAAAAGCGCATATGAAGAGCGGCGCCGTGCGTTTGAAGATAAGAGACGTGCATTTGAGGCCCGTCTCAGGGCGCACGAAGAGAAAGTACGCTCAGCGCAAGAGCTTGTCGAAAGAAAGAAAAAGGATTTCGAAGCTGGCCTTGTTACCAAGCGAAAGGCCCTTGAAGATAAGAAATTGGAGGTGACAGCTCTTTTAACCGAGGCAAAGCTTTTGAAGGAAGCAATCGAGGAGAAGAAGAGTAAGCCGCTCTTGGACAATAGCGGGGAAATCTTGCGCCTAGGAGAAGAAGTCAGTTCTTTGGAATCTGACATTGACTATACAGCAAAGAAGGTCAAGTTACTTCGAGAAGCCCAAGTCATCATCAAGGACGATGGAGTTAAGTCTGAGATCCTCAAGCGCTACGTTCCAACACTCAACAGATACATCAATCAGTATCTTACAAAAATGGGAATGTTTGTATCATTTGAACTAGATGAGGAGTTCAACGATACAATAAGGTCTCGCCATCGGGACGTCCTTTCTTATGCTAACTACTCAGAGGGAGAGCGACAGCGCCTAGACTTGGCAGTTTTGCTTGCCTGGAGGCATTTAGCACAGGCTCAATCTGCAGTTAACACAAACCTTCTCATTCTGGACGAAGTCCTTGATTCTTATCTCGACCAAGGGACGACAGAGACCATTTTAAGTCTGTTGAAAGGTGATGACTTCCAATCCTTTAATATCTTTATCATTTCCCACAAAGACGGCCTCAGTGAGAACTTTGACCAAACCCTTCACTTTCAGAAGCGAAATAATTTCACCTCGGCTTCGCTGGGTAATGCTCGGCACTAGGACAAGTGTGAAAAACTGAGCCCGATAGAACCAACCACTCATTTTAAATGGTGAAGTATGAAGCTTTCGGAAAGTACGTTGTCAGTCCTTAACAATTTCAAGAACCTGAACGATTCCATGCTCTTCGTTCCTGGGAGCGAAATAAAAGCATTGTCGAGCGACAAGTCTGTCTATATGACCGCCACCATTGAAGATGAGCTTCCTCAGCGGTTCGCAATCTTCAGCGTTCGGGAGTTTCTCCAGGTGCTAACGGTAGTAAAGGACGCGGATATCGATTTTCGGGATGACCACATGTACATCTCAAACGGGCATAATTCCGTTGTATTTAGGTATGCGAATCAGGCAATCGTCGATGATGTGTACGCGAAGAAGATTAACCTAGGCGAGCCTTCCTTTGAAGTGGCTTTGCCAGTGGCAGAGATTAAGAACATGTTTAAGATGGCCGGGTATCTCGGCATCCACGATGTCAACGTTGTCTCTGGAGATAGCGGAACCCTGGTGTTGCACGATAAGAAAGCGTCCCATAATCACAGTTACACAATTAACTTGGACGTCTCAATCGACTCCCCTCCGGTTTCATTCAACGTGAGCGTGCTTTCAATGTTGGACATTGGCTATAAGCTTTCGTATTTCCCAAGTAAGAACATGGTCAGGTTCTCTGGTATTGAGTTTCCAGTGAACTACCACGTTAGTTGCCAATAGGTTTTGGGGTCTGAGCTATGGCTTCATTAGAGCATGTCATTTGGGCGGAGAAATATCGCCCGTCTCGGGTAGAGGATTGTATTTTGCCAAGCTACGTAAAGAAGCTGGTAGGTACAATCCTTGAGACCGGTGAAGTGCCCAATTTGCTTCTGATTGGAACCTCAGGACTCGGAAAGACTACATTAGCCAAGTGCATATGTTCGGAGCTTGATCTCGATTTTATGATCCTCAATGCATCTATTGGGGGCACGGAGTCGGGAATAGACGCGCTAAGGAACAATATTCAAAAGTTTGCGTCTACTCAGTCAATTCTGTCTAACAAGCGAAAGGTGATAATTTTCGATGAGGCAGATAACCTCTCGATGCACGTTCAGCCAGCCCTTCGGACATTTATGGAGGAGTACTCCAATCTGTGTGGATTCGTATTAACGTGCAACCATCCAAGCAAAATTATTGATGCAATCCACTCACGATGCACCAAGATTGACTTTAATGCCCTATTGCAGGAGGAGAGGAAGGACCTTATGAAGGCAACCTTCGTAAGGCTCCAGACCGTTCTCCAGTCTGAAGGCGTAAAATTCGACAAAGAGGTGCTGGTTGGTATCGTAAAGGAGTTCTTCCCGGACATTAGGCATATCCTTAATTTGCTTCAGGGTTATGCCAAAGCCTATGGGGAGATAAATCCGGGGGTGCTTGCCGTTTATAGAGACAACAATTTCGATGAGGTGGCAGGCTTTCTTAAAAGCAAGAGCTGGACCTCTCTGCGTAATTGGGTGTTCTCCCAGACAAACATCAAGCCAGAGGTATACGGCAAATTGTACAAAGCCCTGGAGCCGCTGGTGGATAACAAGAGTAAACCGGCGTTGGTTATAATCCTCAATGACCATCAAGATAAGGCAATAAGGGTGGTAGATAAGGGGATATGCCTTCTTTCGGCCCTTACTGAAGTCATGAGCAACTGTGAGTTTGCATGATAGAGCGGGAGGACAAACCTAAGGGGCCGTCACCTTTCGATTACTCGAAGTCCATTCTTAGCTCCAACAAGCCTTTGGAGATGTCGGATGGGTATATCAACTACATCGTTAACCGGGCGGTCGCCCACCACCGAGATAATATCTTTATTTGCCAGATGCTGAATGAGTATCAGGTCTCGCCCGACCAACATTACGCGTTCCTTTTCAATCAAGTCTCGAAGTATCGGAGACCATTTGAGCGGTGGGTTTCCTCTAAAAATGCGAGTGAGTCATTCGAGGACATCGACCTTATTGCTAAATACTATCAGTGCTCTATCGAAGTTGCGAGGGAGTACCTAGCTCTGTGTACTGCTGAGGACCTTGAAGAACTCAGGTTGGCTTATGGTGGCACTAAAGGAAGAGAGGATAAATCAGCTAGTAAGGGTAAAGCTTAAAGAGCGTGAGAGCTTTACCACTATTAAGAACTTCCTTCGTAGGGTTGGGATAAATCCATCGGGCACCAAAAACCTGTTTCAGACATGCCATATCTTCCGCCATGGTAACGAGTTCTACATCTGCCATTTCAAAGAGCTCTTTTGGATAGACGGCCGACCGGATTGCATGACTAAGCTCGACAGAGAGCGCCGAAACAAAATCATTTCCATCCTTGCCGAAAAGGGTCTTATTGAAGTTGACCTGTCGATACTTCCCTACAGCAATCGAGCATCCAAGACCGTTTTCATAGTGCCGTACCCTGAGCTTAGCCAATGGTCCTTGCGCCCTAAATACAGGTTCAAGAAGACTGTTAGGATTAAGCCCGTCAATGGAACCATCAACTAAAGCATTTGATATCATTCGCCTTTTTGAGGCCAGCAACAAGTGTCGGTTGAAAGCGTATCTGGATACCGGGGGAGTTCCGACTATTGGGTGGGGAACAACGGCATATCCAAACGGTAAAAAAGTGCAAATGGGTGACATCTGCACTGAGGAAGAGGCCAACGTATGGCTTGCCCATGACGTAGAGTCCAGCGTTCAGGCAATTAAGCGCCTCGTAAAGGTCAAGATTTCTCAATCCATGTTCGATGCCCTCGTCAGCTTTGTTTACAATCTGGGGGCGGGAAACTTCTCCAAATCGACCCTCCTGAAACTGATTAACATGTCGAATTTCAATGCAGCCGCCGAGCAGTTCTCCCGCTGGAGGTTCGACAATGGGAAAGAACAGCCAGGATTGACTAAGCGAAGAGCCGCCGAAGAAAAGCTTTTTCGTCAAGGCATCAGAGAACTTCCTAAATCATAGAAATATCCCCAAGGGTAATGCTCGGCAAACCCTCAAGTTCTCTACCCTAGGTTCATTCACTTCAAGGAAAACCTATGGCCAGCTTCTACACGCACGTTTACGGGAACATAAAGGGTATCTACTACAGGGGATACGAAAATAATAAGCGCGTATCGAAGCAAATTACGGACTATAGCCCCAGTCTATTTGTCCCTACTAATGAAGAGACGCCCTACAGAACCATCAGAAATCGGCCGGTAAAGAAGCTCACATTTGATTCAATAGAAGAGGCGCGAAAATTCATGTCTTCTAATGAGGCAGTGCAGCATCAGTATCTTTTTGGAAATACCCGGTGGCACTTTACCTACCTATCCGACAAGTTCGGGGACGGAATCGACTTCGATATGAACCTTATCCGCAAGGTAACCTTAGATATCGAGGTTGACAGCTCCAATGGGTTTTCGCCTCCTTCAGATCCCTATGCACCAATCATCAGCATAACTGTCAAATATCGCGACAAGTTCTATGTATTTGGCCTGAAGCCCTATAGGCCAACTCGACCAGATGTGAGGTATAAGCAGTTCCGAGACGAGCGAGAGATGCTTGTTGCGTTCATGAAATGGTGGGATGACATAGACTTCGACATTCTGTTTGGTTGGAATACGGATCAGTACGATATTCCCTACATCATCAATCGAATCAATCGCGTTGTTGGCAAGGGAGCGGCCAAGGCATTGTCTCCTTGGGGGATTATTCGGGATACACGGGCAAACTTCAGAGGCAGACAAATCGCTACCTATGACATCGTAGGGATTGTTTCGTTAGACTACATCGACCTATACCGTCGCTACATGCCAAAGGCGGAAAGCGATGCTCTTAAGTTTGTTGCTGAGCTTGAGCTAGGAGAGACTAAGGTCGATTATGACGGAACTCTTCATGACCTCTATACAAAAGATTATGACAAGTTTATTGAGTATAACGTCCAGGACGTTGCTCTCGTTGAAAAACTCGACGCTAAGCTAAAACTTGCGGATGTGGTCATTACTACCGCATATGATTCCTTGTGTAATTTTGCTGACGTCCAACAGCAAGTCAGAATGTGGGATACCATAGCCTTTAATGAGCTTAAGAAGCGAAAGGTAGCGGTCCCTCCACTCATTGAGCATGACAAAAACGACAAGTATGAGGGAGCCTTCGTTCTCCCGGCTCAAGTTGGTAAGCACAAGTGGGTAGTAAACTTTGACTTTGCCTCTCTGTATCCATCCCTAATACGGGAACACAACATATCTCCGGATACCATTTCCCGTCATATTGATACCGTTCTGGAGGGAAAGGTAAAATTCGACGAAGAGGGAATGGTCTCGCGTGCCCAAGACCTGTCCATGTTAAAGGAACTCGACGCAACGTGCTCTGGGGCTGGATGGCTTTTTAGAAGGGACAAAGCCGGGTTCCTCGGGGACATTATGAAACGGCTGTTCGACGATCGCATGGCTTATAAAGCCAAAATGAAAGAAGCGCAGAGGAAGGCAATTGAAGCAACTACCCCAGAAGAGCGAATAAAGTACGACGCCGAGGCAACGAAGTATAATAACTTTCAAAGTGCCAAAAAGATTCAGCTTAATGCGGCGTACGGTTCGCTAGGCAGTAAGTATTTTCGATTCTATGATACTGAGTTAGCTCGAAGCGTCACACTGTCAGGTCGAGCTGTTCTTCTTACCGTCAAGGACACAATAACAAAGCGCATCCAGGAAAAGTATCAAAGTGCCGGGGATCCGATTCTCTACGGGGACACCGACTCCCTCTACATATCAGCCAAGTCGTACGTAGACTCCTTACCCAAAGGATTAACATCAGCTGAAATAGTCGAGCGAATCGACAAGGAATTTTGCCAAGAGATATACGTCTGGATCCGTGAGGGGCTATCTATTCATAGAGATCGATACAACACGTTTACTGAGCAGCTTGATATGGTTCGGGACGTGATAGCGGAAGATACAATCTTTGTATCCAAGAAAAAGTACCTCATGGAGGTTTGGGACAAGGAGGGGACTAGGTATCCAAAGCCTAAGCGAAAGGCAACGGGGCTTGAGATGATCAAGAGTACGACATCCAAGGTCTTTAAAGAGTGGCTTAATAATGCAACTGAAGTGATTCTCAAGGGGAAAAGTAGCGATCTGCAGGGGCTCGTTTCGGACTATCGCAAAAAGTTTGAAACCCTTCCCCTAGAAACCATCAGCTACCCGATAAACGTAAGCGACATAGACAAGTATACGGCTCTCCTGAGCAGTAAAAACTGCATCACCTTTGAAGATACCGTCGAAGTCGGGGGCAGAAAGGGCCTAGAGCGCGGAGCGCCCATCCAGGTTGCGGCGGCATTTACATACAACCGATTCCTATCCGAAAAGAAGCTCAACCGAAAGTACGACACGATAAAGTCCGGAGACCGTATGAGATTCTTTTATTTAAAGGAGCAAAATCCATTTCGCAGCCATGTAATGGGAATGTTGGACAAAGTTCCAAAGGAGCTACAGTTGAGAGAGTGGATCGACTATGAGGGGCAGTTCAATAAGGTTTTTGTTGGACCGCTAAATATCCTTCTTCGTGCAACCGGATGGAGCGAAGTAGGGGCACCCAAGAGCGTTATGGGCATTTTTGACGACTAAGGAACGCATGTTTCACAGCTACATCCCACCAGTAAACAGCCAAGATAAATCGTTGGATTCCACGTCTGATATGAAGTCGGTTGTTGATCATACAATCAATTTTGAGCATGGCACTCACGGTAAGATAGCCACAGTGACTGCCACCGGTTTACACACTGAAAGGGACCGGTTTCCTGAGAAAACCAGCAAAGAGTTTGCCGAGATGATTTATGAATCAATCTCATCGTTTGTTCATGGTGCGCAGTTTGAAAGAGGAAAGAGCCCAATAAAGTTCATGATTGAAGGCAAGCCCATCGTTGAGGTTGGAAGTAATTATATTGAGCTTCAAGTGAGCGGAGAAATGAGTCACTTCGACCAATGGGTGTTCATGCACCTTCAGAGATTTTGGAAGGAAAGAAAAAACTAAGGAGTTCGACAAATGGCTGACTTTTTTAAAGATATCGCAAAGCTTGTCGGAGATGACATTGTAAAGGTTGCCGAGGATGGAACGATTGCTGACAACACCACGTTCATCGATACCGGTTGCTACACTTTGAACCTTGCTCTTTCCGGCTCCTTGTTTGGAGGAGCACCAACCAACAAGGTAGTTGGATTCGCAGCTTTGGAGGCAGTTGGTAAAAGCTATCTAATTATTCAAATCGTGCGCAATTTCCTCGCTGAGAATCCCAAGGGAAGAGTTATCTACAATGACACCGAAGGGCGCATTGATAAAGACATGCTCGAAAAGCGCGGGGTAGATGTATCTCGTGTGCTCATGCTCTATCCGGAGTCAATTGAGCAGTTTCGAAACGTCAATCATCAGATTCTGGTAAATTATCGGGAGAGAGAGGAGAAGGATAGGTTTCCTCTTTTGATGGTTGCTGATTCCCTCACTCAGCTGCCTTCGGTTAAGGAGACAGCCGATGCCGCTGCCGATAAGGAGGTAGGTGACCAGGGACTAAGAGCAAAGGCCTGGCGGTCGGCGTTCCGAGTATTACGGCAGCCATTATCTAAAGCCAAAGTTCCCATGTTCTGTACTAATCACACGTACCAGACAACTGGAATGTTTCCTACCACTGAGGTAGCTGGCGGAGGAGGGTTCAAATACGCAGCTGACATCATTCTTCTACTCGCCAAGAGAAAGGATGCAGACTCGGACAAGGTAGTGCAGGGAAACATCCTTCACATCAAAGTGGCTAAGGGGTGGAACGTGAAGCAGTACAGCGAGCTTCGGGCGTACCTATCATACACCAGGGGACTGGACCGGTATTTTGGGCTTCAAGACCTTGCGGTTGAGTCAGGCGTAATCAAAAAAGATGGCACTCGGCTAGTGATGCCAGATGGCTCGAAGATCTTCGAAAAAGAACTATTGGCACATCCCGACAAGTACTACACGGAGGACGTGCTCAATAAGATCGAGGAGTTCGCAAAGCAAAGGTTTTGCTTTGCTGATAACGATAACGAAACGTTAGAGGAGATCATTGGACATGAAAGCGAAGAGGAATAGGACGGATTCCCCCGAGATTGAAGTCGATAGCGTACGAGCTGTAGTAATTGAACTGGGCTCAAAACTATTCGGCAAATTGAATCTGGATAGTCTTATTATGGAAGCTGCTCGCAAAGGAGAAACCTCTGCGATCATTGATATTGGGCAAACCATATCCAGGGAAGAGGCGTGTCCATTAGCCATGTTCTTGCAGTCTCGGGGCTTCTTGGTGACCGATTTTAGAACCGACAGTAAGAAACCTCGAATAATCGTACATTGGTACTAAAATGACTTACCCGACGATCCAAAAGGCAATAATAAAAGGCTTTATCACGGATGAGGCCTTTGTAGTGAAGGTTGTTCCGTACCTAAAGCCGGAGTACTTCAAGAGCCTTTTGGAAAAGGAGCTTGTAAAAGAGGCTTTGAGATTCTTCTCCGAATACAAAGCTCTACCGTCTGAGGCTGCGCTTGTCATTAGCGTTTCCAAGAACCTTCCATCTCAGGAGAATATAGATGAGCTTAATGAGTACATGGCATCTCTCCGGGAGATGGAGATTGAGAGTGAGTGGCTTATCAATCAAACCGAGGAGTTCTGTCGTACCTCAGATTTCGAAATTTCAGTGTCCAAGGCATTGGATGTTCTTGAAGGGGACGCCAAGGTCTCCATGTATGACATTCCACGGCTGATACAGGATTCGCTAGCTATTTCATTTGAGCCGTCCAGCTCTCACGACTTTTTTAGAGACGCGCAGAAGCAGTTCAGCTGGTACAAAGAAAAAGTGGATAAGCTCCCCTTTGATTTGGAGATGTTCAATAAGATCACATCGGGGGGAGTAGAGCGAAAAACCCTTAATGTGATGCTTGCGGGTACTGGTGTCGGAAAGAGCCTTTTCATGTGTCACTTTGCCGCGAAGTACCTTCAGTATGGGTATAATGTGCTCTACCTTACTCTTGAGCTTTCCGAACACAAGATTCGACAGAGAATTGACTCAAACCTTTTGGATATTCCAATTCAGAACTTCGTTAATCTTGATGAGAGCATGTACTTTGCAAAGATTCGCTTTCTCCAAGACAAGATAAAGGGACGGCTGAAAATTCACGAGTTCCCTCCAGCTACAGTCTCCGTCAACCACTTTCGTCGGATTATTGAAGACCTGGCTCTTAAGGACAATTTCAAGCCTGACATCATCTGTATCGACTATCTTAACCTAATGAACTCATCCCGGGTGCGCCAGGGAAAAAGTTACGAGGTCGTAAAGGCTGTTGCTGAAGAATGTAGAGGATTAGCTGTTGAGTATAACGCGTGCGTGTGGACCGGTACGCAGGTGAATCGAGAAGGGTACAAGGGTGATGATATAGGACTTGAAAATACCTCAGAGTCCATGGGATTGCCATTTACAGCAGACATTTTCCTGGGGCTCAGTGCAGACGAAAACCTCCAACGTGCTCAACATGTGCGTGTGAAGCAGCTTAAGAGTCGATATGGGGACATTAACTTCTACAATAAGTTCATAGTCGGAATTGATAAACAGAAAATGCGCGTATACGACGTGGTTCAATCCGAGGCAAACGATTTGGAGTCGCCTAGAAAGGTCAATGAAGATGCATCAACCTTTGATAAGTCACGATTTGGACAGGGTATGCGAGGGGAAAAGACTCCTAAAACATTTTCTGATTTTGATTTTTAGCCATGACAGACAACTTATTGCAAAAAATCGCGACCATCATCCATGGGTACTATCAAGCACGAGGGATTGGCTTAGAGAAGACTTGCAAGGAGGTATTGGCCTGCGTTGAGAGCGAGAGTGATAACATTCTTAATAGTACCAACCTCTTTCTCCTTTCACGGACCGGATTAGATAACCTGCAACTGAAACGAGATGACAGGCTCCTGGCTTGGGAAAAGAATCGACTGCACTTGTACGATTCAGAGACGATTGGGGCATACATATTTCCAACCTTGAATCAGGCAAAGTGGAAGCTTTCCGATGACGCGTTTGCTCTCCCAGATACTTCCATTATCGATCTTTTAGACAGGGGTGCGGTGGTCTACTTGTTGAGGTCAGCATGTTAAAAAATGATGCATGGATTACCAAGTTCGGCTCTGAGGGGGGAATTGAGCCATTTAATCCCGACGCAGTAAACCCGGCAAGCTACGATATTTCCCTTGGTGAGCAGGTCGTAATATACCCGACTACTGACCGGGGAAAGAGGCAGGAATGGGATCTCTCCTCCTTGGGGTCAGTATTTCTTCAGCCAAATGAAAGGGCCTTGGTCGTCACGGCGGAAACCATTAAGACTCCATCGGACGTTGCAATTTCCGTCCGTCTCAAAAGTTCTCTAGCTCGGCAAATGATTGTATCACCGATGGGACTGTTTATCGATCCAGGCTTTGAGGGTCGGATTACATTCTGCCTGATTAACATGGGAGTGGACCCGTACGAGTTGCGATTAGGTAGAAGGGTGGCGCAGTTTATATTTCAGGGCATGAACGCCCCGGCTGAGATTCCATACGGCGATGAGAGACGCAAGAGCCACTATCAAGGCTCTAAGGGACTTACCGAGAATAAATCTACCCTCTAACAGTCTACGAAATAACAAAAGGTAATGCTCGGCTCACCCATTACTATGTGAACATTGCAGCATCGAAACCGTTATAAACGTTTTGTAGAGGATCTTATGAATACAGTGACACTCACTGAGCTTCGACGCAATCTTGAGTCTTATCTCTCACAAGCCCAATCGGGTGACGTAATTATTACAAAGTACGGGCGAGAAGTGGCTCGTCTGGTCGGTACTGGTGATTCAGTGGCCCCGTCTAACACTCGTGGTACACCCACAAGTGCCGAGGATGAGGACGAAGCAACTTCGTCCGGAGAAGCAAGCGCAGCATAGCGCTTCCTCTGCTCTAATAGTTCCAGGAAAGGCAGACACACAATCAATAGTTGTGTGTTTGCTTTTTTATTCTCGTAGTGCGGAACGATCCTCCGCAACTAGTCTAAATACAATCCGTTTGAAGAGTATCTATTTCCTATATGGCCCTCCCAACAAATTATCAGACATTCATTGCACTCTCCAGATATGCTCGCTTTCGAGATGACCTTGGTAGACGAGAAACGTGGGAAGAAACGGTTGACCGTTACGTTGATTTTCTAGTTAGGCCGAATTGCGACGATGAGACAACTGTAGAGATTGCCAATGCCATAAAGACCCTTGAGGTTATGCCATCTATGCGGTTGCTTATGACGGCCGGACCGGCAGCAAAGCGGTGTAACGTCTGTGCCTATAACTGTGCGTACGTTTCCATCGATGATCCTGTCGCATTGTCTGAGGTCCTTTACATCCTTCTGTGCGGAACTGGAGTTGGGTTTTCCGTAGAGCATGGAGCAGTATCTAAGCTTCCTGTAGTTCCTGAACATATCTTTCCAACGGACACTACGATCGTGTTTGCAGATTCGAAGATTGGGTGGGCAAAGGGGTTTAAAGAGCTCATCTCACTATTGTACTTAGGACTGGAGCCAAAGATTGACTACTCCAAGATTCGACCAGCCGGAGCTCGCCTCAAGACATTCGGTGGAAGGGCATCGGGACCAGAGCCTCTCAAGTCACTTTGTGAGTTTGCAATCGCGAAATTTAAGGGAGCGGCAGGGCGGAAATTGAACTCTCTCGAAGTCCATGACATCGTCTGTAAGATTGGGGATGTTGTGGTTGTTGGAGGAGTTAGGCGCTCAGCACTCATATCGCTTTCGAGTCCATCGGATGATCTGATGAGACATGCTAAGAGCGGGCAATTCTGGATGACACATGGATACCGCTCCCTTGCCAATAATTCAGCAGTATACAACGAAAAGCCTGATGTTGGACAATTCATGAGGGAGTGGCTCGCGCTCTATGACTCAAAGTCGGGCGAGCGTGGGATCTTTAATCGGATTGCATCTGCAAAGCAGGTAGCCAGAAGTGGAAGACGAGAGCCCCGGAACGACTGGGGATGTAACCCCTGCTCAGAGATCATATTGCGCCCCGGGCAATTTTGTAACCTCTCTGAGGTTGTAGTAAGGGCAAATGACACTAAACAGTCTTTACTCAGAAAGGTTAGGATTGCCTCGATACTTGGCACCCTTCAAGCGACCCTTACCGACTTCAAATTTCTCAGGAAGGTATGGACCCAGAACTGCGAAGAGGAGCGCCTTCTTGGTGTGTCCCTCACCGGAATCATGGATAATCTTATGATGTCCGGACAAGTGGATGCTGATAAGCTACCTAGCCTCCTCGCAGAGCTTAAAGACCATGCCGTAGCAGTTAATAAGGAGTGGTCGAGTAAGCTAGGCATCAATCAGGCCACGGCAGTAACATGCGTAAAGCCGTCGGGTACCGTCTCTCAATTAGTTAATGCGTCTTCGGGCATCCACACTCGATTCTCACACTATTACATTCGGACGGTCAGAGCCGACAAGAAGGATCCATTGGCTCAGTTCATGAAAGATTCTGGATTTCCGGTCGAGGACGATAAGATGAGGCCAGATAGCGTATTTGTGTTCTCATTTCCGATGGAATCCCCAAAGGATGCTATTGTCTCCGATAGTCTTAATGCCATTCAGCAATTAGAGATCTGGAAGACGTATCAAATTTATTGGTGCGAACATAAGCCAAGCGTCACTATTCAGGTGAAAGAGTACGAATGGCCGGAGGTTCAGGCATGGGTGTGGAATAACTTTGACGAGATATCAGGAGTAAGCTTCTTGCCGTTTGATGACCATGTGTATGAGCAAGCTCCATATCAGCCAATAAATCAGGAGCAGTATGCAGACTTCCTGGCCAAGGTCCCAACAGAGATTGATTGGTCAGGGCTCCGTAGCTACGAGACTGCAGAGACTACAACTGGCGGGGATAGAGACTTTGCCTGTGTTGGAGGCTCCTGCGAGATTGTGGATGTCGGGGTTTAGCGCTCGACATAAAGCTAATTAGGCAACGGAGCCTAGGGGCAAATCTCTAATAGGGAGAGGCTTTTGCGTCTCCGTAATCTCATAAATAGTGTTATATGAAGTTACGGAGAGCAAAAGCTTTAATATGGCAAAAGCAGGAGCCGGACCATGCTCCGTTTGCGACAATTCCAAGGGAACTTCACGAGACTGCCCGAAGGAGTCTAATTAAGCTATTCAGAGACTCCCTCCACCTAAATGACCAAGTCAAATACGACACAAGGGATCAAAAAGAGGGCGTAGAAGAAGACATCATTGAGGACTTTCAGATTGTGGCCGAGTACATTCACTACCTTGAGCTTTGGCTTGAAAAGAATGGGATGCCCATCGACGATTAACGCTCAGCTCGGAGGTCTCCTAAAAGCCGCAGGAGATTTTCATCCACATGCTTTCGCTCTTTGGAAAGTTTCAGCACGAATAGCAACGTAGCAGCCTCAGGCCAAAACTCATTAGGCATAATGGCGTACAAGGCATACTCTAACGTTGAAGCCTCAAAGACGTTAGAGAGAATAATTATCAGGTTGACTGCCCGCTTAAGATGCTGCGGGTCCTGCTTGGCTTTATAGCTTTTCAGGGCATTTGTCAGTTGAGAGATAACAAGAATGTCTTTTCTAAGGGACTGGAGTGACTTAGCTGGATGTTTGTATCCTGCGAGAACGCTTATTTCGAGTTCGGTTGGTCCCTTTGTCGCCATCTTTTACCTGCCTTCGTAATATACCCATCGGTCGAGGAAGGTCGGCAATTCTGCCATCGCCAACATTGTTGACGGGAGCTTCCTCTTTTAGCCATTGAAGAAAAGTCTTCATACGGTTAGCGGATATTTAGAGGGGGTAAAAATAAAGGCTTGGTTGCCCAAGCCTTCGTCGGGTTTAGCTCGAAGCTAGTTCTTAGCCCTGCCTTGTTACATTTTGGTACGCAGGCGACTTCTCAAAATCGTTAATAGTCTGAGTAATTACATCATGAGTATCGCTGACATCTGGATTGAGAGCCCGGAGCTCCTCAACACTAGAACACGCCGGAGAGCCATATGCCGGGAAAACATCAAATACGCTGCCGGTGTCTCGTCGGGGATTTACGTATACAATAGCTAACCGAAACTTCTTCCCGGTAATCGGTCCGTCAAGCAGTATTGAGGCCGTTTTAACGAGCCTGTCGACGTCTACTGCACCGATAGCGGAGCGAGGCTCCTTTGAGTAGTCAAAGGTTACTTCTCGCGCATCTTCCTCAATAAAGCGTTCAAATGATTTCATATCTCCGAGTTTCTCGCAGAAGGGTGGGTAATTCCCATCTATTTATTGCTCATGCCTCCCCCGGGTAATGCTCGGCACACAAATGACCTCGTTATGCTGCTCCTTACGATGACGAACAGTCAGGTGAGGTTTCCTTATGAGTGACGACGATTTCTTCAACAAATTTGGACTGACCGTGGAAGCTAGCGAGGTGGAAATCGGTAAAATCTATCCCCTGTACGGGATGATTACTCAAATTCTTAATCCCAGCATGGAGAACTTCACTATTGAGATAAACAGCGGATTGGTCCTGAAATGCTCAATTAACGACGAAGACTCAGTCGAGAAAATCAAAGAAAGAGCTTTTGAGCCTGCTATCTTTGTTACCCAGATTACAAGTGTGAACCCAGTTGCCGGGGACTGTACGACAATCATATTTGGAAAGCGCCAACATTCGCAATTGACCTAGGGGGGAAAGTTATTAGCCGCAGGGTGGGCGTGGTGACATAAATACCCTTAAGGCCAGTTCCGATGAAATGTTTGAAACATTTCTTGTGACAGTCAGCCTGCAAGTTTGCCCGTTTTTTCGTGGCCCCAATTCATCTCCCCACCGAGCGCTATAAATAGACCTAATGAAGAACTGGATTGTTCCTGAGTTTCAACGCTCAATTACAAAGCAGCCATCCGAAGAAGTGCGCATCGCATGTGACTTTTCAGACAAGGTTGTTCCGTATTTTGGCAAGCTGACCTCAGCTACATTCTCTGCGAGAAAATGGCCGCTTTCTAATCCTAATAATAGGACTGACGGAACGGAAATTCTTCGAGAGTCCAGCGTTCAGATTGTTGCTCCTTATCTCACCCACGCACGAATAATCGTTGCGGGTGGGCAGGCTGAATACGACTACCAAGTAACGTGTACTGCTGTGACCGAAGACGGTCAAAGATTTGAGCAAGAGTTTTTTGTCAGAGTAAAAGAACTATAGGAGTTTTTAAGATGAGTACAAAGGTAAGCGAGCTGTTAGATTTGCTTCGTGAATCCGACATTGACCCATCGGCGGCAGTCGCAAGCAGTGAACCAGCTAAGCAGCCAGGTGCCGAGGCTAACCGAGCCGTCGATCCGGAGGAAGTTAAATCTGTTCTTGACGATGAGGTTGAGGAACTTGATGAGCCGATGGGCAAAACACTCCTTCCAGAGGCTGACCTTATGGCCGCTTCTGGCGCTCCAATCGCAGATCCAGCAGCCCCCACATCTGCTCCGACAGCAGGATCCGGGAGGGGAGATCTTCCCGCAGATGCTGAGGTTTCCGGTGACGAAGTGGCGGACGACCTCGATCCAGAGATTGCTGAAATCATCCGCCTGATGGGCGAATCCGAGGAAGAGCCCGAAGCTGAAGACTCCGATGAGGAGGATAAAGCCGAGGTCGACGCCGAAGAGGATGAAAAGGAAGCGGGCTATAACGATGTGGACACCGCATCTCTTACTGAAGAAGAGATTTCGGATATCGTTGCAAAAGCAAATGCCGCCCTCAAAGCTGACGGTGAAGATGAGAATGTTGAGGCAGAGCCGGAGCTTCCTGGTTCAGAGGATCTTTCCGATGAGCAAAAGTGCGTTGTTAAGAGACTCTTTGATGAGTCGGTTGAGAGCGCAGTAAAAGCCCGTGTTGCCACTGCGGTTAAGCTTGCAGAGGAAAAACTCAGCGATAAGTTCCAAGCTATCACATCAGCACGTGAGGCAAAACTCAACGAGCAAGTAAGCCATTATCTTGAGTACGTCGTGGAGACATGGCGTAAAGAGAATGAGCCAAAGCTTTTCACTGCTACCCAGGTAAAGGTGGCGCAAAAGATTTTCGAGAGTGTTCGAACTCTTGTTGAAACGTTCGATATCGAGACAGTAGATGCGACTGCATCTCTCGTAAAGATGTACGAGCAAAAGATCGCAAAGTTGGAGGACCAGTCAAACAAGATGGTTTCCGAGAACGCAGCGTTGGTTAGAGAGGTTTCTCTTCGTGACCGCGCTCTCGTAATCGAAGAAGCCGCAAAGGGGCTCCCACTGACCGAAATTGAGAATTTCAAGGCCGTGGTCGCCAAGATTAAGGCCGAGGATTTGGATACGTTCAGAGAAAACGTTCAGGTTATGAGGGCGTCCTTCATGCCAAAAGCGAAGAAAACTGAGGGTATTCGAGCTACCAATGAAAACCTGGCTCTTCAGGGAGGTATTCGCAACGCCGCTGTTACAGTTCGTTCTGAAGCAGATTTAATTGCGAATTTAATCCCGGCGGCCTCCGAGAATAATAAATAGATTTTAACTTCCACCAAAGGATAGGAGTTTTGAAAATGATTAAGAATGACACTTCTAGGGTACTCGTAGAGAGCTGGAAGGGCGTATTGCGCCACCAGGCTTTCCCTAAACTCAACGAGTATAAAGAGAGAGTAATCGCTTGCCTCCTGGAGAACCAATTACAGGATATCAAGACCAACGCTGTTTATCGCGACTTTAACAGCAAGTTCATTACCGAGGATGCTGCTGCTAACAGTGCAGGGGCTTTCCCAGAGAATCCAAATCTTAAGGGATTCACTGTTCCTCTTATGACCATGCTTCGACGTTCTTTGCCGTACATGATGGCATTTGACGTAGCAGGCGTTCAGCCAATGTCGGCGCCAAACTCGTTCATCTTTGCTCTTAAGGCGAAGTACACGAGCCAGGGTGGAACTGAGGCTCTTCACAATGAGGCAGACACCGACTTCACAGGAGCCGGAACCCACTCGACGACAGTTGATCCATTCGATGTAGGTTTCTCTCGCGGAACCGGTCTTACGACCGCTGCTGGTGAGGCTCTTGGAACTGGCGGATCGTCCCCAGATATGCCTGAGATGTCTCTTAGCATCGACCGTATCCCAGTTGAGGCTAAGACTCGTGCGTTGCGTGCATCGTACACACATGAGCTTATGCAAGACCTCATGGCTGTACACGGCCTTGATGCTCAGAAAGAGCTTGCTGAGATCGTTGCAACTGAGCTTCTCAGTGAGATTAACCGTGAAGTCATCCGTACCATCTACCACATCGCTAAGGTAGGATGTCAGGATGAGGGCCTCGCAACTCCAGGTGAGTTCGACCTTAATCAAGATGCTGACGGACGATTCCATGCTGAGAAGTACGTTGGACTTATCATCCAACTTGCTCGTGAGTCTAACGCAATTGCTCGCGAGACTCGTCGTGGAATTGGTAACATCGTTATCTGCGACAGCAACACTGCTGCCGCTCTTTCGATGGCTAAGCTCCTTGATTGCACAGACGCTCTTAAGGTTGACATCGGTGTTGAGGAGAGCGGACGTACCTATGTTGGTACATTGATGGGACGATGGAAGGTTTACGCTGATCCATATATTCCAGCAAACGTGAACTTCGCTGTAGTAGGGTACAAGGGGCCAAGCCCAATGGATGCTGGATTCTTCTACGCTCCATATACTCCGCTTCAGATGTTCCAAGCTACTGATCCGAAGAGTTACCAGCCAAGTCTTGCTTTCAAGACTAGGTATGGTTGCGTTGAGTCGCCTTTCGGAAACCTTGCAGGAAACAGCACTGGCGCGTTCACTGCAAACAGCAACGTTTGGTATAGAAAGTTCAAGATCAAGAATCTTCTCTAATCGAGAATTATCGATAACAAACGGAAAAGGGGAGCTTCGGCTCCCCTTTTTTATTGCCATGTTCTGACTCCTTCTCCGAATCGACGCAGCTAAATATGTAGATGAAGTCCAAAAGGAAAGCCGAGAAGTATTCGCTCCTGACTAAACTTAGAGTTGTTGGGATTATCCTGTCTGTCCTGTTGCTGGTTGTAGGTGCTGTCACTCAGCTGCCGCAAGCGTCCAATTTCCGAATGACGCCACTCAATCAGACGCCCGCTGAGGTTAAGGACTCGTCATCACCAGCCGAAAAAGTCATCTTTACAGTTTCTGTGGTCTGCGGTGGGCACGTACAGTGCGACAGGGGAATCCGTCCCCTTAAACTGGCTATTAGCTACTTGGAAAAGCGACTAGATGTGAAATTTCGAATCGCAAAGGTGTACGTTACCGATAAACAGCCGGTAGGGACAATTGAAGAGCGCTGGATGCAGTGGTTTGAAATCGCCTCTAATTTGGGCGCAGCTCAGAATGACCTTACAGTGGTTCTGCTTGAAGACCATCCCGACAACATCGACACCTTTAACTTTGAGCAAGAAGGCATGATTGGCCTTGCCTCTGGCATTGGAGTCTTAGGAGCTCGCCCGTCGGCTTTACTAGCAAAGGTGATGGGAGGTGAGAAGTTTATGACCAGAGTCCTTATTCATGAGATTGGGCACGTCCTGGGAGCCGAGCACGTAGACGAGGGCATTATGCATCCGTGTGCTTGCGTTAATCAGTATTCTGATGAGTATAGCCACTACAGCCTTGCCCAAATAAAGGCTCACCTCGACCTTGTTCGTAAATACCGGGCAAGTCGTCCAAAGGTCTCCACACAGGCGCTCGTAATGAACAAGGAAGCCGCTGTTTTTGAAAGTAGCGCCTTGATGTGCATTTAAAAGAATCGCACTAAGAGCCCCAGGAGCCCTTTCGTTGGCCTGTCGGGAAGGGTCCTAAGCTCCTTAAGGAGCTTATGGGGATTTTCGAGGTAAGGGCCCTTCTGGCGGAAAGAGCCGACCGGTTTGAGAACCCTGAATGATACATATGACCCGGAAAGGTCACATAAGGGATGGATGGGATAGCCTTTTTGAGCGTTAGTCTCCCGAATTGCATTACCCAGCTCGACCCCACTAAGAATTTTACTCATACAGCCACCTCTAATTTCTGCCCATTACGATACTATCGTCAGCCTTCAACTCTAGCTTGAGGTGTTTTTGAGACGTTTTATGCTGGTTGGTGAATGTTGGGGGAGGGCTTTCCCCAGATAACATCGGTTTCGGAGATATAAATACAGGGCAGATTTAGACAAAGCTCATACCATGGCACAAACACGATCTTTCTTAATCTCTCGGCTGTTCGGCTTTGCGTTCCGGCGCGATTCGGAGGCAAAGCTGTCGTCTCCTGTGCCCCCAAATCCAAACGATGGGAGTGTGGTAATTGGCGCACCCAACCAATTCGGGTACCTCGGGAACTCTCAGACCAAGATTGACGGACAGCTGACAGAGTACCAACTCATTACCCGATATCGCGATCTGTCGTTACATCCTTTAGTGGACTGGGCAATCAATGAGATTACCAATGAGTGTATTGTACAAGACGGCGAACACTCGGCTGTTGAGCTTGACCTTACGGATTGCGAGCAGATTCCAGATGAAGTTAAGAAAATCCTCACGGATGAGTTTGAAAATGTACTCAAACTCCTTAACTGGACCAATGAGTCTTATCAGCTCTTCCGAAATTATTACACTGATGGAAGGTTGTTCTATCAGATCCTTCCCCATCAAGACCCTCGCATGGGTATAAAGGAGCTTCGCTACATTGACCCTCGTCAAATAAGGAAGTTCATTGAGGTCGACAAACGGATAGACCCAGCCACTCAGATTGAGTACACGGACATTGTAAATGAGTACTTTGTCTATGCTCCGTTTGGAATTGATTACAACGGCACGGCGGTCGTCCCATTTGGGAAGAATCCAATCATAAATGGAGTAAAGCTCACAAGGGATTCGATTGCCTTTGTTCACTCGGGCATCTTCGATTCTACCAGCTCAGTTATCCTCTCGTACCTACATAAAGCTATTCGGCCCATGTCTCAGTTGAAGAGCATGGAGAACGCCACCCTCATCTATAAGGTTGCCCGAGCGCCAGAGCGAAGAGTGTGGAGAATACCAACCGGGCAGATGCCGGAAAAGCAAGTCAGTCACTATCTTGATCAAATTGTGGCTCAATACCGCACAAAGACAGCCTTCGATGCAATCACCGGCGACGTGGTCGATGAGCGCAAGGTAATGTCCATCATCGACGACATCTTCATTCCGGTACCTAGCTCAGGAGAGTCCGTTCAAGTTGATGCTATCCCCGGCGGGGCAGGCTTTGACGACACGAGCACAATTGACTACTTCAACAAACAGCTCCTTCGAGCATTGAATGTTCCTCCATCCCGCCTGGAGCAAGATGCAGTGGCGTTGTTTGGAAATACGGGAATGGTGTCTCGCGATGAGCGTCAGTTTGCAAAGATGATTCATCGGTTGAGAAAGCAGTTCTCAAGCTTGTTCGACACTCTTTTAGCCACTCAACTTCGACTGAAAGGTATAGTTCAGGACGAAGCTGATATGGAATATCTTCTCAGTAACTGGAAGTACAAGTTTGCATCTGACAACTACTATTCAGAGATGTCCGAGGCAACGGTCTATACAAGTCGAATGGCTCTCGCGGCCGAGGCTCAGGGGTTTGTTGGAAAATATTTGTCAAACAAGTGGATCAAACAGCACATCTTTAAGATGACCGATGATGAGCAGCTAAAGATGCAATCTGAGATTCAGGAGGAGATGGCCCGAGGTGAGATTATACCGCCTCCTATTGTGGACCCAGCTACCGGGATGCAAATAGATCCAATGACAGGACAACCTCTCGGTGGGGCTCCTCAAAGTGAGCCAGTTGATCCCCAGGAACCTGTTCCAGGCTCTGAGACATTTCCAGTCGATAGCGGAGAGTAGGTCGCTATCCCGCTACTCTCAGCGTTAGTCCCTTTGACCGAACTACAGATTGCTGAAGCTCGGACTTGCTTGCATACCAAGAAAATTGGCGAGCAACCCCACTATCAACGGCGTTAAGTTCACTTGCCATCGCCGTGACATCAACAGTTCCCGTAATCTCACTCTTCTGTTTCGATGAGTAGATCCAGCGGTAGCTTGAGTACTTACTAAAAGCTTTATTGAAAATCATTAAACCTCGCATCTCTTGAGCGAGCTTCTTTAATTTGACTATCTCACCAAAGCCAGCCTGTTTCATTAGCTCATCTAAGAAGAACCCGTCGTCCGGTTTATGGATTCCCGTCTGGGTCGAGTGCGACGCGTTTGAAAGGTCAACGATGAAGAGCCGCCCTGAGCCATCGCGTCCGATGACAAGGTTGTCATTTACTGCCCATCCAGATCTGTTCATCTCCCTAATGCCCTTTTCGATTTCCTGCACTTGAGAAGCGTTGAGGGTTAATCCTCCTCCAGGAAAGGTCTGCACCTTGTCTCTTACGGTAAATCGTCGCCCGTTGGCTTCTGCAATTTCCCAGTTCTTTGGGAATAGGGGTTTTCCTTGAAGAGCTTTAAGGCAGGCTTCCTCATCCGTCTCGATATGAAACTGAGCATTTTGATAAGGCCTGCCGTCTAAGGGCTTCCAGACCTTGTTCTGGTAGAGCCATGCGCCACCTGTATGCAGACCGTCTAAGCCTCCAATAACCGTTTTTCCGGTCATTCTGACGGCTCCAGGCCCAGGAGCTACGTCCCGTATCTCGATGGGGTATTGACGCTTTGCCATCAAGCTATTTATCGGACCACCCCAAATCCCAGGGCTATAAATAGAGGGAAACAGACTGACCTCTATATCGCTATGAAGCTACTACAAGAAGCCAATTTTGAATTGAAGAGACAAGAAGAGGATAACAAACTCTACTTTGAGGGAGTCTTCATTCAGCTCGATACCATTAACCGGAACAACCGGTTCTACCCATCACAAAAGATCGCTCCGATCATCGAGGATTATATCCAAAATCAAGTGAACACGGGTAAGGCGGTAGGCGAAGCTGACCACCCAACAAATCCAAACCTCAACATTGATCGCATCTCACATCGAATTGTTACCTTGGCTCGCGAAGGAAACAACTACGTGGGTAGAGCACTCGTGCTCGACACCCCGATGGGAAATGTTTTGCGAGGATTACTAAAAGGCGGAGTTCAGTTCGGTGTTTCTACCCGGGCCGTAGGATCCGTCTCTTTAACAACTGAAGGACATGAGGAAGTCGGCACTCCTTTCGTTCTCGTGACGGCGGGTGATGTTGTGATGAACCCATCTGCGCCTGATGCTTTCGTTCAAGCGGTCATGGAGAACAAGGAGTGGGTGCTTTCTGCTGAGGGAACTTGGGTCTCACGTGTGGTCGAAGAAACCAAAAAAGCTATTGAAGCCGCGCCCGCCGCTCAAATACAGCGGGTTAGCTTTGACGCTTACCAGAAGTTCATCAAATCGATTGGTCAGAAATGATTTAAGGTTTTTTCGAGGTTTTCTTTTTGTTTTGGGCCGCTTTTGCGGCCTCTTTTTTTAGCTCTGCATAGCGAGCGCGGCGCCTGGCCTTAATCTCTTCTGCGTTCTCTTTCCAGTACTTTCTGTAGGTCTTTCTTCGCTCGTCTCGATGCTCATCTCTATACTCAGCCTGCTGAGCGTACATCTCTTCTTTCCTCTTCTCATTGAGTGCCTTCCAACAATCGATACAGTAAGAGGAAAGACCATCCTTAGATTGAGCCCTCTTATAGAAGAGGTTAGTGGACCGGTTGCGGTCACATTTGGCGCAGTGCTTGGTGCCGGACATATTGCCTGAGAGATTCGTTTCTAATAGCAGCATACACTACCCCGTTAAGAGGTAGTTCGACTTCAAACAGGCTTCACTAAACGCTTTGGGCCAAAATAGTTTCGGTGAGAAACTTGACCTTTTCCCGTTCAGACATGCAAACCATCGCGCACAGAACCTCTCGTGGTTCTGCGCCCTTTAGGAGCGCCCTGACGAAGTGTTTGTCCATCAGTAAACAATTTAGACACAGATGGCGCAATTCCTGATCTGCATCAGTCTCCAGGGAGAAAATTACATTGTTACCCTCGACAATGAGTTGATAACATAGAGGACGAGGGCCTAAAGGTCCGGTGTAGCCATTGTTCCAGGCAGTTTCGATGAGTTTTTCGGCTTCAAGGTCGCTCATGTGACTTATTTAATACTGCCGTTTGTCTCAGTAGAACGGGGTGCCATAGTTGAAGTCTGACACATTTTTAACCCTAACGATATGATTAAGAAAAAGAGCAAACGTCAAACTAAGCCCAAAGGTTCATTCAATCAGGTGCTCTTTTTCGACCTGCTTAATGATCGTACGGGGATGACTGACTATGCAATCGCCAAGGAGCTAGGAATCCTTCGGCAGTACTACCGTCAGTATACCAGCGGCATTTATCAGTTAAAGGTCTCTCTCATTACCGAGTGGTTTGAAAAGCTAGGACTCGACCAATATGACCTAGCCCGGATGTTAGACAAAGCGACCAAGGGGAAGTAGGGCTACTTCTCAGTATCAGTCTCAGTCTTTACCTTTGTTAGAGACTCTTCTCTTTTCCTTTTAGCATAGGCCAAACGCTTTTCGCGGTGCTTTTGGTAGGAGCGGCGAAGGATCTCTTTTACCTTAGCCGGATTGGCGTCCCGCTGAGCCTTCTTCTTGGCATTTGTGCAGGCTTTACAAGCAGAGCGCACGATGACCTTGTCGCCCTTCTTATTGCGCCCGAAAGCCTCTATGGGCTTTGTCTCTTTGCACATCGAACACTGCTTTTCGCTCATAGCTACCCTGCCGTTTACGTCTCGATAGCTATTTAGCGATTCGGCAGCTCGGGTAGAGAGCTATTCGGCAGGGATTTTATCTACCAAGAACATGTTTGAAACATTCGCCTCGTCGGCGTATTTCCACCTGTACCCATGAGCTTTGTGCCGTTTGCCCTTACAGCACTGGCGGACGTTACTGAAGTTAAAGCCGTCCTTCTCAACGTCACGTACGCTTGGGTATCTTTTCTTTTCTCCGGTCTCGATATGAATCCCAACGACTGCCCTGCGATGAGCGTAGCCCTCTACCTTATTTCTCTCAGCATCCAGTTGGTTCATTTTGGCTGTGCCATACTTCAAGTTAGAAGCTGAGTTGTTAAGCTTGTCGTCGTCAATATGGTGAACCTGAGGGTAATTGTGTGGGTTGGGTATAAAGGCAGCAGCCACTTCGCGGTGAGGTCTAAAGGAAATCATACAGTCCAGGCCTGCTACGTAATTGCGATATTGGAGATACCCGTCTTTATCTTTCCAGGGCTTGATGATTTTTTGCTTCGTAATGCTCCATGACCTCCCTAGGTTGGAAATGCCGAAGAGGTCGGGATATTTTGGCATTGGCTTCCACTCTTCACCTTCTAAAATGAACTCCTGAGGAATTTGTAATGTGCGCTGTTCCATTTTCCCAGGGTAGGGAAGTGGACTAATCGCCGAGCATTACCTTTTGGAGAATGTCAGAACGGGAGAAATGAAAAGGCCCTCGCGAGGAGGGCCTAGTTAAATGTCTTAGCAGGTGGGACCATGAGATCTGACCCAATTTATGAACCGCGCTTCGTCTATCAAAAGCTTCTTTTGAGATAGAGCAATGACAACTTTCTGTTCAGCCAGACCGTTGTACATTCGGTGAAAAAGGTATTTCCTGAGAGTACCCATTGTCAGCCACCGATGACGCTCCACAAGCTGCTTTGGTGTTAGAAGATTGGATATTGTAGCGGTGTCGTTTGTCATAACCCTCCAGGTGTTTCATCCTGTCGAGTTTCAATTTATCAACTACGATCATCGCTCCAACATTACCAGATGACGCTCTTTGGAAGCTTTTTTCGTTCCATCCAGTTCTGGAACTTCTCCTTGTGGATCATGACCCTTGAGCCATGCAAAATCATAATAGCTCCCGCATCGCATAGGCCGTTGATCTGCCGGAAGTAAATCATTGCCTTGGCTAGCAATGGCTCTATTCCAAATTCATCTGCTAGGTCTTGGGCTTTTACGTAGTCTGGGTACTTACACGGTCTCATCTTCACCTCCATCATTTGAATAGGAAAAGGCTTTCTCAAGTTCATTTCTCATATGCTCAGTTGGCACATGGGTATATCGCTGAGTACTCCTAGCGTCCTTGTGCCCAAGCATCTCTCCGATAATCCGCTGATGAATCCCCTTCATTACCAGGTTAGTCGCCGCGCTATGTCGAAGGTCGTGGAACGTTAAGTTCTCAATACCAGCTCTTTTTACTGCGCTCTTATACGCAGCTATGATGTCCCAAGCCTTATTAGCGTTACTCTCCTGAGGAAACAGGTAGGGACTATTGACGCCAGCTGCACGCAAGAGGGCTCTATGCTTTTTCAACTCTTGATAGAGCTTCTCAACGATGGGTAAACCCTTAGCTGTATTCTTACCAGTCTTTCCATGAGGGTTAATCTTCCCCAAGGGTAGCTGGATCATTCTCCTGTCAAAGTTGATGTAGTCCCACTTCATATGGCGGATCCAGTCCTTCCGGTATCCGGTGAGGAGGGCCAACCAGATTGAAACTACGGAGTTTGGGTAAATGTTCTTCTCTGCCTCCTTAATAAGCCTTTCCTCCTCCTCCTTGCTGAGAGACCTGGTTCGCTGAAACCTCTCTTCATCGTATCGCTTAACAAACTCGGTGGGCTTGTTCTTGGTCCACTTCTTTCGCCTTGCCTCGGTGAACACCGACGAGATGAGGTTGATAAACTTATTGGCCGACGATTCAGACCGACCCCTTTTCCCCCCACTACGATATTCCCTTACCGCCAGGAACACGTCGTCGTGGTCCACGTCGTTAAGCTTCTTGGTTCCTAGGGTCCTGACAATCTCATCCAGCAGACTCCGGTTATTCTCCCCCGATGTCAGGGTAGGGAGCTTGAATGTCCGGAAGGACTCCACAGCATCCTTGACGGTCTTTGTGCTGTAGTCTGAGTCATCCAGGATTCCAAGTTCAGCCGATGCTCCGATGGTCCTCGACTGATTCTGGAGCCATTGTTGGGCATGGGCCTTAGAGCGAAATGTCTTGCTCACGTAGACCCCCTTAAGCCTTACCCTCACTCGATACCGCTTTTCGCCATTAGCAGTGGTGCGCTCGACGATGTTTTTTTGCTTCATCATGCCTCCTAACTTAAGAGCTATGACGAACGCTCAAACATTCCCCTAGGGCATTTTTGCGGGTCAAAATTTGGACCATTTTGGACCACGGACCTTTTTTGACCTATGTTTGAAAAATGAGAAGGTGATAAGGGTAGGTAAATCAGCAGGTTAAGGTAGTCTCACCTCGAATCTAACTCTCGACTGTCTTCCTTGCCAAGGAAGAGGTCGAGAGTTCGAATCTCTTCACCCGCTCCATCTTTTACCTATCCAAACTTGGCTGTCGCCAAGATTTGGATGACGGGCAGGG